ATACCTGTTTGTGCATCATCACCGTTTACCTTAACAATGTTAAGAAAGCCAAGTGCGTGTGTATGTGCTACAATGTCTTGTAAAATGTCTTTCATAGTTTTCTCCGTTCCTTATATACTATTATATTTAGAAAATCATTCAAAGTCAAATAAATTATTGAATGTATTCTTCTGTTCGGTTGATTTAATATCCCAATCTAGAACTCCAATTAGGTTATCCAATTTCTTATCAATGATTGCTGACTCCATTTCGTCATCTTCAAAGGGCAGTTCTTGGAACCATGTTGGTAGTCTTAGTTCATCCGTTGGGTAAGCAACCGAAGTATATCCCATTGGATTATTTTTTAGTTTGCAAACGATAACTTTCATACCGTCAACAATCTGCATACTAAACTTGTCGCCATTAAGGTCTTTGAGCGTGTTCCAGTTAATACTTGCTCTTACATGACCTGGCATGTTCACTTTACCTTGCTTTTTTAACTTAGCACGATAATCTGTAATGTTGTTAGCACGTTTAGGAGATCCTTTCTCCCAACCCGGCCTTGCTTTGAATTTTGTTCTAAAGTCTGTGATCATGTCAAGCACTTGTTCTTCTTGAGCACCTGTTAGTACTGCTAACAGCACTTCACTCAAAAACTCTTGCATAAACACAGGAGTATCACTTCGTTTAAGATCTAAACCCATTGCTTTTACTTTACCTGGTTTACCATCTGTATCAGTACGGAAACCTTCGTTATCATAAATCAATGCCGCATAACGTTTCTTTGTGATATACAAACCTTTTTCAGCAACAATCTCTCTACCTGCCGCAATTACTTCGCCGCGACTCTTTGGACAGTGAAATGCATCGCCCATAAACTTTGGAAACGTAGTGTTTGCTTCTTCACAGATCTGATCATAAAGAGCAACAACACTGTCTTTGTTCCACGGAATATCACCTTTGTCAATTTCAGCACGTAGGCTAGTGTAAGCACTAAAGTAAACAGAGTCAGTGTCACCGTATATAATGCTTTTGCCTACGTGATCATACTCACCAGTAATAATTTCATTAACCTTTGCACTCATATGTTTTGCAATAGCACGACCTGTTAGTGTTGTACTTTGACCAATTCTGTGATCAAAGAATCTACAACCTGGGTTTAGAATAGCACCATACAAACTGTTTAGGTTAATCTTTTTAACCAGTTGTCGTTTATCCCAAAAAGCAGTTTCAATCTTATTGCCTGCATCTTGTGCGGCAGTCTTTTTACCCTGCATTTCTTTACGTTCAGCATACCAACGTTTTAGTAGTCCAGGAATAATACCTTCGTATTCAGTTGTAAAGATTGTTCCGTTAGCACTAACCATCCACGGTTGATTGCTGTCAAAAATTAGTCTATATACTTCTGCGGCACTCAGTGTATCACTTTCTCCGCCTTCCCAGTCAATAGTAATTTCAATGTCTTTGCGTTGTTCCATGACATAGTCATATTCAAGACTACCAAACTTGCCTTCCCAAGCACCAGCAAAACTCTTTTTCTTAAGTGTTTGTTGTTCATCTAAAAATGATTCTGTATGATTTTGACGTAGTTGTCCTACAACAGTTGCCGGATCCATATTCAAACTTCGAATAACACTAGGATACAGTGAGTTTAAGTCCATTGAACCGATCCAGTCATGTAGTCCTTTTTTAGGATACGCAACATACGCTCCAGCCGCTTGTGCTGATCCTGGCTCTCTGTGTACTCTGTTAGGAACTACAAAGCCACGTCTGTGTGCTTCATTAATAATTGCTTGTTCTGTAACTGCCACAGCACCCATTGTGGTGGGTAGCAAAACCGTATTTGCATGAGCAAGTTCGTTGGCTAAGTCAATGAACTTTAGTTTTTGGTCCAACTTGTCCAGTAGTGCAACGTCTTGTCTGTTGTACTCAATGAACGTTCTGAAGTCATTGTTATAAAGTTGATCGAGCGTACCTTCGTACACAGTTTTCTTTTCGCCAACTTCCATTTCGCCAATGGCATCAAGTCGATAAGTGTGTCTTTCTTCATACGTGTATTTACGATACAATTCCAAACTATCTAAATGCTGTCTGCCTATTAGGTCATAGGTTTCCTGCTCTCTTCCGTATTTTTCAAACTTACGTTTTTTAGGATATTGATCCCACAAACAAAAACGTCTTGTATCTTCTTTTGAAAGCACTCGTGTAATTCTGTTAACAGTATACGGAATATCATAACCTTCACTGTTCCACCCACTTAGAATATCTGCATCTTTTATTAAGTCCAAAAACGTGTCGAGCATTTCGGCTTCAGTTTCAAACAGATATGTGTTGGGAAAATCTTTACATTCTTCTTTTGCCTGTTCCATAGTAAGTGTTTTAGGCGGAAGTGCTAGTGTAATAAGACTGTCAAGCCACTGTAGGTGTACAGTAATAGCAGTAATTGCTGTAAAAGGATCTTCAGGTGAACTGTATCCACGTTCTGGATCAAAGTCAACCTCAATGTCAAAAAATGCAACGTTTAGATTTGGAGCATCTTGACCAAGATAGTTTTCTTCAAGTAATCTATATACAGGATTAATATCGGCTTCGTACAATCCGCGATGTTTGTTAATTTTTTGCTCTTTGAGGAAGTCTTTCCAACTTTTACATACAACACGACTTACAGGATCACCAAAGGTACTTTTCTGTTTACCTTTGCCATCACCGTAATAGAATACATATCTTGCAGGGAATTCACGAAACTCTCGTTCGCCTTTTTTGTTTCTTTCGACAACTTTAATAATATCTTTGTCGCGATCCCACAGTGCGTCTACGTAACTCAATATTTTCTCCTATTATTTGGGTTCTGGAAACCCAACTCCTTGTCTACCATCAAATGCGTGTTCTTTTGCATATGGGCCATTTGCATCAACATAGTGTAAAAACACTTGTGCTTGAAACGATCCTTCACCTGCTGTAAACGGTTCACGCCAGTGTTCTAATTCTAAACCACGATATATTACACCGTCGCCTAAATCACAACTAAATGATTTTTGTTCGCCGTTAGTATCTGTTAAAAGGATTGGCCATTTCCAATCTTTTTCTGTTTCTTTATAACCCCAACCTAGTGTTATTGTTGCAGTTATTTCGCAAGCAGGGCGATCTTTATGTTTGTGTAATTCGTCGCCAGGCTTATAAAGTCTATAGTATGAATATGTTGGGATAAGTTCAAGACCAGTATTTGCTTGAACATACGGTGTAGACATGAGTAAAAGTGTTTCCATTAATGGATCACCGTATTTTCCATGTGTTCCAGGAACTTGTGCAGTTTGTCCAGTTTCAGGCTCAAAATTTTGAGTCATCTGGAATACAGAGTATTGTGTTGCAACATGACAAAGATCTACAGGAAGTAAATTCTTTATATGTACATATTTGTTTTTCTGAAAAAAATCAGAAGATTCGTTTTCCATTTATCATATCCTTTATATGCCACTTGCGGCTGGCAAATACCAATTATGTCGTTTATGGCCGACTGACCTTGTTCAACATTATTTACTATTATATGTTCTGTGCCTAAAAAAAGCAAGCCTTAATTTATCTTTTACCACCAATTTGCCGCTACACCAAATCCAAATACATTTACACATGCAAAGTATCCGGTTAGTAACATGATCCATGCGGCACCTCTACGCCAACTAGCATAGACTTGTGTGATACTTCCTACAAAGAACCCAGGATAAACAAGAAGCATGTTAGGATCTTTTGCGTTAAATGCTAGTGTCATACTTGCTCCAACAGTAAAGATAAAACTAACAAGTTCAAAAGAAAATGCTACTTTATCGCTCTTGTAGGAGTTTATCCAAAAGTCTTTTACTTTTTGCAAAATTAAAGTTTGTCCTTGCCTGTAGTAACAATAATTGTTTCTAAGTCTTCAAACTCATCAACTGCTTTGTGCCATTCGCCTTTTTGTGCAATTTTAATTGCCTTGTTAATTAATGCTGGTTTAATATCTAGTTCTTCTGCTACTGCTTTGACTGTGTCTCTAAGTCCTTCTTGTAGGTCTGAAACTTCTTGCATTACAGTTACACCTTCGTTTACAATTTGTACTAGTTTGGCTTTTTCTTCTGCGCCAAAAGTTCTATCACTCATGCGATACTCCTTTGTTAATTTTAATTAGTATATAATGATTTATGCTAAATGTCAAGAACTTTAAACGGAATTGGCACCGATTTATCTAAACAAGTAAACCAAACGTTGTTTGGACCAATGTGATAATTGTTTGGTAATAATTCATTTACTGCTTTGTTTACACCAGGAAAATCCATATCGTGTCCACACAACCAACCGTTTGGTTTTAGTTTTGGAGTATAGTATTCTATATCTCCTTTGACACTATTATAATCATGTCCAGCATCTATAAAAACAAAATCTAAACTACCATCTTCAATTTGATCATGTACTTGATGACTGTGACCTTGTATTGCTTTTAGTCTAGGTCCGTATTTTAGTATTACATTATCTTTGTAAAATAATTTAATATCATAGTCTATAGCAAACATTTTTAAATTATTAAAAGAATTTAGTAAATGAAATGTTGTCCTTCCGTTACGGACTCCAACTTCACAACCCACTGTTGGATTAAACCCCTTTAGTAAATCTGCTAAAAAGTAATCTCTTTTATTTGGTCCGTTGTATTCTATTGTTCGTTTAATTTTGATTCTATCTTTTGCCATGCTTCTTCAAATCCGTCTGTATGAATATATGCTTCTTCGTTATTCCATAGTCGTTTAAAATAAGAGTCTTTACAACTCATTATAGTTTCATGTGAAGTATTTAGATGTCCTTTAACTTGCCAAAAAAGTCTATAAGCATCTTTGACTTCGTCTAAGGTCAATCTTTTAGTCCTTCACCTTTATCCTTATATGCCCATTCGTCTGTGTGTCCAACGCTCCACTTGGGGTTGTTTTCTACAGTATAGTTCTGTGTGCATACTTTAAAGTCTGGAATTTTACGTTCTGTTGGTACTAAACTTTGGTCTGTAAATACTACTCTGTTGTTTGGTTGTGCGGCAAACTGTCCATTATCTAATTTGATAATATTAAATGTTTTATGCTCTGGATCGTGTTCTGAAAAGTTTGTGTTCAGTGTTGAACTTTGTGCATGACATGAGTCTAGTGTAAACATGTACTCACCCTTGTGCATCTTTCGGTCCTTACCAAAGAACTCGCAGTCTGCCAGCATTGGCTTTTTAATTACAGTGATATCGTAATCAAAACAATCCCATATTTGTAGTGTGTCTAGTGGAAGTTGTTCGCTGTGTAAGTAGTCTTCCTTCCACACAAATGCTGAAATAGGAAGTTTATCATATAACGCACCATATTCAAGCAGTAGTGTCTCAAAGTATAATGCTTTACCTTGTATACTTCTAATTGAAATCCACATACCAGGAGTTACTTCTCCGTGTCCTTTTTGATGATCGTAAAGATATTCTTTCTTTACAAATACTTCAACAGGTGGTAAGT